TCCGCAAGATTCTGAAGAACTAAAGGCCCGGAAGCTGTTGGCCGAAGTCGAAGAGCGAGAACTGAAAGTTGCGATCCGTCGTGGCGAATACGTCCAAATCGATGAAGTGGCCCGCGAGTGGACGACGAGGGCAGGCAAGGCCGTGAGCCTTCTCCGCAACAAATTTGAGTCCGAGCTTCCGCCGATTCTAGCTGGGATGCAAGCCGCCGAGATCCAGGCCGAGGCCCGTAAGGCGATCGATGAAGTCCTAACAATTCTCCATGAATCCGAGGCTCCAACAGATCTGGCGTGAAGCCTGGCGTCCGCCGGACCGCCGACCTCCGTGGGCATGGGCCGAGGACAACATTCGCGGCATCCCGTATTCGCCGATTCCGGGTCGCTTCCGCTCTGACAACTCGCCTTGGCTGAAGGAACCGCTCGAAGCTCTCGTCGATCCGACCGTTCGAGTCATCACCTTGCTGGCCTCGGTCCAATCCAGCAAAACAACAGTCGCCGAGGTCGGGCTTTGCTACATCATCGCGAACCTGCCCGGTCCTACGCTCTGGCTGGATCAGACCGACGAGGACGCCCGCGACCAGGCGGAAAGCCGAATGGGTTTGCTTTTTGGCGAATGCCAGGCAGTAACGTCGCTTTTTCCGCCTAACAGACACCTTAACAAAACGGCCATCAAGCAGTTCACAAACGGCATGACCTTGTGGGTGTTGGGTGCTCACAACAAAACAAACCTTCAGCGAAGGTCAATTAGGTGGCTCATTGGCGACGAGTGTTGGAGATGGCCAACGGGCCATATGGCCGAGGCGGAAGCGCGGGTGACCGCGTTCGGATGGCTGGGCAAATGCTTGTTCATGTCTCAAGGCGGTCACGCCGATGACGACATGACCAAACGGCACCAGATGACCGATCAGCGCGAATGGACTTTCGCTTGCCCGGAATGCCAGGCCCGCCAGCCATACCAGTGGGATCAAATCAAGTGGTCAGCAGATGCGAGGACCGAACAAGGCTGGGATTACGCAGCGGTCAGGGCTTCGACGGTCATGTTGTGTTCCGCCTGCCAAGCCGAATTCCCGGATGATGACCGGACCAGAAAACGGCTCAACCAAGCTGGTTGCTACGTTCGACAGAATCCGACCGCCTCGCCCGAAAACGTAGGCTTCCATTGGAACGCCTTGTGCGCGATGAGCTGGGGTAGGTTGGCTGAGCTTTACCTCCGAGCCAAACAAAGCGCCAAACTTGGCGACATCGAGCCTCTCAAAATTTTCTACCAAAAACGATTGGGCCAACCGTGGGCAGAAGCCTATGAGGATTACTCGGTAGACCTGACGCCTTCCGATTACAAGCTGGGAGAAAACTGGGAAACGGAGGCTGCGCTCGACAAGTCCGGCCACGTCTTGCCTGCACCCTATGAGGCATCGATGGCAAGCGCGAAATTGCGAATCATCACCGTGGACTGCCAAATGGATCACGTTTTCGTTGTTGCTCGAAGCTGGGCCGCCGACGGATCTTCGAGGCTGTTGTGGCACGAAAAACTGATCAGTTTCGACGATGTTTCCAACCTAGCCCAACGATTGGAGGTTCATCCTTCGCTTGTTTTCGTCGACGCAGGTTACGCCACCTACGACGTCTATCGAGGATGCGCCGCCAGACGATGGACCGCTCTCATGGGCGACGCCCGAACCACCTACCAGCACCGCCTTCCAAATGGGCGCAAGGTCTGGCGTTTTTACTCCCAGAAACGAAAAGTCGCGTTAACTCCGACGCTCGCCTGTTCGGTATTCTATTGGTCGAACCTGAACGTCAAGGACGTCTTGGCCCGTTTAAGGTCTGGATCCGGAGGGCCAACCTGGGAAGTTGCTGGAGACGCATCGCCGGACTACCTTCAGCAGCTGGAATCTGAGCGCCGAGTTAAAAAAGCGGACAAATACATTTGGGAGCGGATCGGAAAACGGGCAAACCACTATTTTGACTGCGAAGCAATGCAGGTGACAGCGGCCCTAATGCTGAAATTGCTTGGCGGAGATCGAGAAGTAGGAGAAGAATAGAGTTATGGCAAAAAGCTCATCCCGGACAACTGGAGCGGGCGCTGGTCGATCTGGCGCGGGTCCGCTGGCAAATCCAACGTCGGTTTCCAGCGCGCCTGCAACCGCGGAGGCGACCGCTCCGACGGCGACGGCAGCGATCGTCCAGGCCGTTCAGGAATCGCAAGTTTTCGTCGAGGGTCCATACCGTATCCGCCTGCCGAAAAACCCGCGAAAGCTAACAATCGACGTTACGCGAGAAGCCCTCGCGGAACGAGGATACGAGTACCGCTGGGACACTTACAAATGGAAAACGGACACGGTAGATGTGCGCTTCCCGGATGGCGTTGTGAGGAACGTGACCGGGAATGAGGTCAAAGACATCCTCTACCCGAAAAAGCCGAAACCGCCCAGGTGATCGCCGAGTTTATTGGAAAACCCTAACATTGTTAAACTTGGCATAGATGGCAAAAAGCGGTCAGCGGAAGGGAGGAACTGGCGCGGGCGGCGTTCGACCGGATCGTTCGGCCAGGTTTGACCTGGTTCCATCGACCGCCCAAGGATTGTCGTCGATCGCAGATCCAAAATTAAGGAAAGAGGTCCAAGAGGCGATTTCCAGGTTTTCGACCGTTTTCGGCGGAGTCCCAGAACGAGTAGTTAAAGTCGTCGATCTGGCCGCTGATTTTGGCGCTCAGTTCGCCGACAGTTTCGCGGTCCAGGCAGAAGGTGGTGTTAATTCGTGGTATTACCGAGGCATCTTCATTAACCGAGCATACACTGACAACCCGAAAGAGTTCCGCGCACGAGTCCGCGAGCAGTACGATTTAGGTTGGTTTTCTCCTACAACTAAACCGGTCCGGCACATCATCATCCATGAGCTGGCCCACGCAAAATGGTCCAGTCAGAAAAATTCGCGGAACGCAAGGAAGGCGGCGCCCGAAATTAGCAAACTTTACAGGCAATGGAGACGCGAAAAGCGACCCGGCTGGGGCAATTACGCTCGCGTCAATAGGAATGAATTTGTCGCCGAAGCCTTGACCAAACATGCGATGGGATCGAGAGATCGGTATACGAGGAAATTGATGAAAATTCTCGAGGCCAACAACCTATGAAAATTGACCCGCAGAAGCTAGCCGAATTGCAAAACGAGGCGCCCTGGATCACGGAAGAACTAGTAAGGGCGGGCGAGCATTTGATTGCATCCCTTTCGGGCAAAATTCGAATTCTCCCTGGATGGGTGGGCGAGGACCTAAAAGCCGCCTCGGCCTACATCGAGTATCGCGACCTGGAGATCCGGGCCAAAATGAAAAAAGCCAAGGCTGAAGGTCGAACCCTTCGCATCTCCGAAATTGAGATCCGTTGACAGCCTAAAAAACTTGCCATGGCCGACCGTCCCGCACCGAAAAAACGCCAACCGAAACAGGTAGCCAAAGCGGCACCTGCACCCGCGCCGAAGCCCGCGCCAACTTCGTCAACCGCTCCAAAACCTGTTCCGGCACCGAAGCCTGCACCAAAGCCCACTATTGTCGAGCAACCAAAAAGCAACTTGATCTCCAAAATCAAAGAGGCATTGGTCAAGAAGGCGGCGGAGAAATTCGGGGAGCAGTTCCTTCAGGGCAAATTGACCTACATCGGCCTGATCATGACTGCTTTGGGCGCTTTCGCCCAAACAACCGGGATTGCGATTCCCTTGAACGATATTCAAGCGCTGATCGACTTCGTTCAGGCCAATTGGCACGTCGTCCTCGAATTTGTCGGCCTCGTCACCGCTCTATATGGTCGTTTCAGGATCCCGGGCCGATGATGTCTCTGGACCTTCACAAGTCGATGTCCGATGGCTTGGCTCTCTCAGCTGGGAGCATGTTTGCCCTCGCTGCCAGCGAAGCGGACAATTTGCTGAAAGTGATTGTCGGGCTACTGACCTGCGTTTTTCTCGGATTGGGAATTTACCTGCGAATTCAAGAGATCAGGGAAGGAAAGAAAAAGCCTACAAGGAGGAAGAGTAATGGCTAAAGGTCTATTCGTTGTTGGATTCACCGCCGAGGAAGTCGAGGCTATTCTCGCCAAGGCCAAAGAAATGCTAACCGAAGGGAAGACGCTGATGAGCTGGGGCGAGGGCGGTTCCTCAGCAAGCAAGCAGTTTGCGATGCCGGTGGTCGATGTGCTTGCCGAATGCGCCTACGCTCTCCCTATTTTGGACCCGGATACCTACTCCGGAAAGAGGCGGGTTGGCATGACCCGGATCATCTCGATTGAAAAGTAATGGCCAATCCGATCCTCAACGCGATTCAGTCTTTGTTCCCGGGCCTCGACTTCAAGGGCTGGACGTCGAGCTATGATAACGCTCAGCAATCGAGTCGCCGAGGATCAATTCCTGGCGCTCCGATTCGCGATGCTCGCCGGGATTTGACTCCCTCGACGCGCAAGGAGTTGGTCCGCCGGGCCCGGTATTTGGCCCGCAACTCCGGCTTTGTCAGAGAGCTGGTCGCGAACATGGCTACCTATTCAATCGGCGACGGGATCCGGGCCCAAGCTCAATCGAGCGATCCCGATTGGAATGCCCGAGCAGAACGCTACTTTCGAGACTGGTCGAGTCGATGCGAAGTGACCGGACGGTTTTCGTGGGAGGAGGTCCAGCACCTTGTTTGTCGGGCGATCGACGTCGATGGCGAAATTTTCGTTTTGAAAACCCGGGACCGGTATGGTCTTCCTTCGCTCCAATTGGTCGAGACGCACCGAGTCGGAGGCGAGGAATACGGGACGGACGCAATCGACGGAATCGTCATGGATCGGTTCGGCGCTCCGGCGGCCTACCGGGTTGTCGAAGATGTCGGGTATCGAGACGTTCCTGCAAACTCGCTCTGTCACATTTACGAGCCCGAAGCGGCATCCGCGATTCGGTGCGCTCCGGTCATCCAGCATTCGATCAATCACGTCGTCGATGAGATGGAGCTTTTGGCATTAGAGAAACATGCGGTCAAAGACAATTGCGACATAACCAGGATCTTGAAAGCCGATGCGGCTCTTGATGAGGGAACTGATTTTGCGTTCGTCGATTCCTCGGAGCAGATCAGCTCAAGCGATCCGGCCAGCCTGCAACAGATCACGGGCGGGAAAGTCGTCGCCCTCAAGCCGCACGAAAGTCTCGAATCCTTCCAACCGTCCAGACCAAGCCCGACGTTTACCGGCTTCCTCGAACACCTTCGCCGGGACACTGCCCTTGGCGTCCTGCCCTACGAATTTGCCGCCGATCCAAGCAAGGTGGGAGGCGCATCAACTAGGCTGGTCATCGCCAAGGCCGATCGGCGATTCCAGCAACGGCAGAACGCAATCATCAATCGCCTGATCAAACCCGTCTGGTTCTACGTGATTGGCGACGCAATCTCCAATGGCCAGTTGCCTGCAACGGCAGACTGGTGGCGCATCAGCGCAGTTACGCCGCGACGAGTTACGGCTGACGCTGGCCGGGAAGCGCAAGCCAACCGGGAAGACGTGATCGTCGGACTCAAAACCCTCTCCGACCACTATGAGGAACTCGGCGCAGACTTCTCCGAAGAGCTTCGGCGTCGGGCTCGCGACATGAGGCTGGTCCTCGACGTTGCTGCCGAGTTCGGCGTTCCGGCTGGCCTGCTCTGGCAGCCAGCGACGCCTCCACCAATGCCTGCACTGCCGCTTCCGGGTTGACAGGTCGATGGGTCGATGCTCGACCTGCTGCTCGCTCATGAATCCTGGCTGATTGCGCCGGATGCCCTCGATCATCTCGCTTCCCGAGCGGAGGCTTACGGGCGCGGTCTCATTAAGGAACAGCCCGCCGCGCAGATTCCGCTGACGGAAGTCCGCGACGGCATTGCGGAAATCGCCATCCACGGCACGATGGCACGGAGGCCAAACGACCTGACCAGGTGGCTCACGGAAGCCACGGACACCGAGCAGGTTCTTGAGGCGGTCAGGCTGGCGGCTGCTGACGATTCCATTGAATCAATCCTGCTCGATATCGACTCTCCCGGCGGATCCGTTGCCGGAGTTCCCGAACTGGCGGAAGCTGTCGCGGAAGCCTCGAAGAAAAAACCCATCTACGCATGGACGGGAGGTCGGATGGCTTCGGCAGCGTATTGGGTCGCCAGCCAGGCCGACGGCATTTTCGCATCTCCGTCTGCCAGGGTCGGGTCGATCGGCGTTGTCGTTCCATTTTTAGATCGCAGCAAAGCAATGGAAAAAGATGGCCTCAAAATGGAGGTTTTCGCGAGCGGCAAATACAAGGCTGCCGGAATGCCCGGAGTTTCCCTGACCGACGAACAACGGGCATCGATCCAGGCCGACGTGGAGGAACTTTTCGGCGACTTCAAGAGCGCGGTCTTGGCGAAGGGCCGGAAAATTTCCGAGGAGAGTATGCAAGGCCAGATGTTTTCGGCTCGCCAGGCATCCGCTCGAAATTTGAGCCGAGTCGAAAAAAACAAGGAAGCGGTCAGGCGGAAGCTCAGGGCGATGACCGGCGCTGCGATGGCTATGGCAGTTGACAAGAGCCGCACCGGAAAATACCAGACCATGGATAGCACTGAAGAAACTCTACAGGCTGCGATTGAGCGGCTCCAACAGCTCGAAGCGAGCCAGTCCGCGCTGGTTGAGTTTCAGGCCTCGCTTGATACCGCCCGCACCTCCTACGAAGAGCGGATCGGGAAGCTCGCTGAAGACGTTAACGCCCTGACCGAACTCGCCGAGCAGCTTGCCATCGAAAACGAGCAATTGAAAGTCAAAGCCGAGGAGATCGATGCCCGCATCGCCGCCCGGGCCGCCCAAATCGCCGCTGACTCCGGTGCCGCTCCTCTCGCAGTTTCTCCAGTCGGAGACGACCAGCCTCAGAAAGCCCTGAGCGCCGCCGAGATCTGGAACCGCCAATTTGCCAAACGCTAACAATTTTCCCTGACACACTACAATGTCCTTCCCAACCCTGCTTGACCTTGCCCGGACTGATGCCGGGATTCTCTACCCAATTATTGAAGATAGCCTCAAATCCGCGCCGGAGATGAGCATCTTCCCAGCTGCCACTATTACGGGCAGCACTATGGAACTGACCGTGCGCACTGGCCTCCCAAGTGTGGCTTTCCGGGACGCGAATGAGGGCGTGGCCCGCTCGAAAAGCACCTACGACACGAAAGTGTTCCAGACCCACATCTTGGATCACCAAATTGCGGTCGATAAGCAGGTTCTGGCCGGAGCAAAGGATCCGGGTCGTTGGTTGTCGAACCACGCAACTGGAGCCGTTGAGGCTGCCATGAGGTATATCGGCTCCCAGATCTACTACGGAACCGGAAACGACGCCAAGGGTTTCCCGGGCCTGCTTGCCCAGTATTCTGCTGACTCGGCTCACGAAGTTGATGCCGCTGGATCGACCAACAAGACGTCC